CTTCTGGCATAAGCACAAAGACGCCGACACAGGCCGAGTCCGCGGCTTCTACGTCGAAGACAAGGCATCGGGTACGGGACTGATTCAGACGCTCAAGCGCGGAGCTGACACGATCCCCGTCATCCCCGTCGGGCGAACAACGGACAAGCTCACCCGATTGCAGGACGAGCTCCCCTACATCGAATCGGGGCGAGTGTTTCTGCCTGAAGGCGCTTCCTGGGTGAGTGATTTTCTTGCCGAGTGCGAGCAGTTCCAAGCGGACATGAAGCATCCGCATGACGACCAAGTGGACGTCTTAACCGATTTAATACATCTGTCCATCGGACAGAATGACCGAGGCATTCAATGGCACAAACTCTTTTAAATGACTCCGCGCAGGCTTATATCGCGGGGTTCAATACAAGCGAGCTTCAGGGCCGAGGGGTGCGCTCGCTCACCGAGGCGGGACTTTCCGACCGCTTCACGAACAACTGGATCGTGCGGCGCATATGCGAAGGCTTCGCCAAAGACATGACCGCGAAAGGCGTGTCTTGGAAGTGCGATCAGGACAAGGCCGAGCTCCTCGAAAGAGAATTCAAGCGTCTGCACGTGTGGGGCGCTCTGACTGAAGCGATCACTTGGGCGCGGCTTTACGGCGGCTCTTTGATGTGCTTTGAGATGGCGGACGGCGCGACCGACTCTCCTTTGAATCCGAGCGGGACGCTCCTGCGCCTCGCAGTGTACGACCGCACCGAAGCGCGGCCTGACCTGCACGTCGTGCGAAGCGGCCTTCCGCAAAGGTACAGCGTCTCCCCGAGAGCGTATCAGCAGAGCTTCACGCTTGACGCTTCGCGGGCCATACGCTTCGTCGGCAACCGGTGCACGCACGAGAGACTCTCTGCTAATGATTTTTGGGGCGTCTCGGTCATCGAGAGCGCCGACAAAGCAATCTCGCAGTACGCCGACTCAGTCGAAGGCGCGGTCGAATTAATGAAGCGCTGCTACCTGCGATGGATGGGAATAAAAGACTTTCGCCAGAGCCTCCAGTCGACCGATGACGATGCGTACAACGTCTCGCGCTATGCTCAGATGATCAATCAGGTGCAGAACATCAGCGGGCTCACCATTGCAGACTCTGAGGACACTTTTCAGACACAGCAGTACAGCTTCGGCGGCATCCGCGACGTTCTCATGACGTTCTCGGAGCAGGTCGCGGGGGCTACTCACTACCCGCTTGTCAAACTTTTCGGAATGTCGCCGAGCGGATTCTCCACGGGCGATTCTGACATCGAGAATTACAACGCCGAGCTTTTAAGCGAACAGGAAGAAAGTCTGCGCGAGCCGATCTTCCGCATCGCCTCCGTAATCTTGCAAAGCAACGGCTTCGGAACGGAGGACTTGGACTTCGACTTTGTCCCGCAGCGTGAATCTTCTTTTGCGGACAAGGTGAACACCGCCAAGGTCGCCGTGGATTCGATCCTTGCCGTGCGCGAGGCGGGCATCATCGGAGATGCTCGGGCCTTGGAAGAGATTTCGAAACTCGGCGAGGCGACGGGCCTGTTTGCAACGATCGACGACACGGACCGCGAGGCTCTGAAGTCCGACCCCTTGCCAGAGCCGATGCTGACTTCAGGAGAAGGCGATGGCTCGGCCGAGACGGTTTAATCACGAAAAAACCTATCGCAGGGACGTGTGGAAGCACTACAGACAGATCGGCTCCATCGTGCAGTCGATCATCTCCTTTCACACGAAGGCGGACGGGACGATAGACGACACGGACAAGCTCCTTGAGGACTTAACGCAATATTCCGAAAGTCTCGGAACTTGGGCTAATACCTACTGGTCGAAACTCTTGCAAAGACAAGCCAAGGCGCTGTCCGCAGATTTCAAGCGTCAGGGCTTAAGCATCGACCTCCAGTCGCCGATGTTTCGCGCGAAGATTCGTCAGATGCTTGACGAGCAGGTGACGCTTATAAAGACATTGCCTTTGAATGCCGCGAAGGTCGCGCAGGACTACGCGAGCAAGGCGGCGCAGGAAACAGGCGAGCGCCACGAGTCGCTTATCAGGAAACTTCAGGGACTTGAGCCCGGTTATCCCGAATATGCCGCCCGAAGGCTAGCAAGAACAGAGGTAGCCAAGACGCAGTCGCTCATCGTTCAGGCTCAGGCCGAGAGCCTCGGCATCAAACAGTACATTTGGAGAAGCGCCGAGGACGAGGACGTGCGCGAGTCGCACCAACTCATGAACGGCAAAATCTGCTCCTTCGATGACCCGCCCGAAGTAGAGCCGGGCAAGAGGTATCACGCGGGACAGATTTACAACTGCTTCCCGGCCGACACGGTCGTGGAGGTTCCGAAGGACCTAAAGAAGATTATTCGTGCATCGTTTGATGGCGATGTCGTAGATATTTGTACTTCCTTTACGAGGGTAACAGCTACAGCGAATCACCCAGTACTGACCCAAAGGGGCTGGGTGAAGTGTAGCGAACTGCGTGAGGGCGATTATCTCCTCAAGCTTCTCGGTGATGCAGTCGAGATGATCGAAGCCGATGAAGATAAGAGGTTTTCCACTTTCGGCGATCTGTTTCGCTCTTTCCTTGGTCATGTTGAAAGCCCCTCGGGAGACGTTCTTCTTGATCTCTACGGCGATGCCGTTGACAACAAGATCGACGTAGCAACCCTTGGCGACTTCGACCTGCTCAAGCACTTCCAACCCGAGGCTTTTAAGTCCTTCGGCGATCTCAAACTCACCCGGCCCGCGGCTGTAGTGGGCGGCGTTGTTTGCGATGCTGAGCATGTGCGCCTCGCGGGCATTGGCAGAAAGAGCCTGTCGGTCTTCGAAGGGAGTGCGGGCCATGCGAATGTACATCGCCTCGCTGCTGTTGCGGGGAGTGAGATTTGCCTTTTTCAGGCGCTTGACGATGGTTCCTCTGGCAACGCCGAGGTGACGGGCGATACTGAGAACGCTTTCGCCTGCATGATACCTCTGGACAATCTCGCGCTCATCGAGCATCAGAAGGTTAGGATCGGGGATGCGGTGCCGAATCTTGACGCCCATAGCTCTGAGTTTGAGGCTGAGAACATCGGGCGAGATTTCGACCTGAGAGGCGGCGTACTTGACGGTGTTGCCGCGCTCTACCAAGGATTTCGCATAGAGAAGTTGGTCTTCAGAAAGTTTTCTGGGCATGTGTTTACCTTTGAAACTAAGAAGGGATGGTACGGTGTGACACCACTATCAATTATAGCAAAAAATTGCAGGTGTTACATGGAGCCTTTACTTCCTTCGGACGACAAAGAGTAAAGGAATCAACAAATTATGTATGACGCAGTTTTTGAGCTCTCGCCTAACCGCTCCCTTACTCGGGAGCGTTTTCTTTTGTGCGAGAACGCGGTGATCGCGACCGCGGGCGACAGGACGTACCTTGCCGACGAGGTCGCAGGGGTCGAGCCTGACGCGAACAAGAAGGTGACGCTTAACAGGCCGAAGGAAGTGCTTTTTGCGCCTGAAACGCTCGCCTCCTTCGAAGGCAAGCCCGTGACGCTGATGCACCCTGACAGCAAAGTGGTCGATCCTCAGAACTGGCAGGAGGTCGCCGTGGGCAACATCATGAACGTGCGTCAGGGCACTGGCGCAGACTCGAATAACCTTCTTGCCGACATTCTCATTTTTGACGCGGACGCCATCGCGGCCGTGCAGTCGGGCAAGTACGAAGGCTTGAGCGCAGGATTTAGGTCAGACGCTGTTGACGTGGGCGGCGGCCGAGGGGTTGAGACCTCTTTTATTGGAAATCACGTCGCTATTGTTCCTGAAGGCAGGAGCGCCGCGTGCGTTCTTGCCGACGCTAAACCTCAAGAGGAAAGCATGGAAGAAATCAAACAGGAAGCTGAGGTCTCGACTGATAAAGAAAAGACCGACGAACAGGCGCAGAGCATCGAAGCTCTTGCGGACCTTGTTCAGGCTCAGGAAGCCCGCATCGCAAAGCTCGAAGAAGCCCTCGCAGGACTGAAACCTGCGGAAGCTCCCGAAGCCGAAGCGGATGCAGCTCCCGAACCTGAAAAGGAAGAACCCGCCGAAGAAGAACCGAAGGAAGAAGCTCCTGCGGTCGACATCGACGAGCTCGCCGACAAGGTCGCAGAAAAGCTCGAAGCTAAGAAGGCCGAGGCTGAAGAAGCCGCCAAAGCCGACGCGTGCATTAAAAACGACGCCGCAGACATCGCTCCGAGCGTCTCGGCCGATACTCCGAACTTGGCGCTTACCGCCGTGACGGAATTCGCCAAGACAGCCGAAGGCAAGGCATTTATTGACGGCTTGGGCGGCATCAAAAACGACGCCGCGCCCGCGCTTCTCAAAGCCTGCGCATCGTTCGTCCGCGCCAAGGGCAAGGCCACCGTTCAGGCTGTCAAGAATGACGCCGCACCGGTCCGCCCGATGACGTTCGCAGAAAAAGCAAGAAATCTTTGGAAATAACAGGAGAAAAACATGGCAGCAAAAGCCTCTTTTGTTCAGCTCAATGAAATCGCCGGCTCTGTCACTCAGAGCGGCGCAACCATCAAGACCATCACGGCCGCAGAAGAAATCGCCGCAGGGCTTCCCGTAAAGGAAGTCGAAGGCGTTGCAAAGGTCCTCGAAGCAGGTGACGCCAAGAGCGCGCTCATCGGCGTAGTCGTCCGCGACGCCGCCCCCTTTGGCTTTAAGGCCCTGCCGCGCGACATCGGCGCTCTCTCCGAAGGCTACATTCAGGTACCTGTCGCCGAAGCCGCTTCCGTCGTGCGTGGTCAGCCCGTCTACTTCGACGCCGCTAATCAGGTCTTCACTTCTGAATCCTCGGGCGTGGCAGTTCGCGCCGTCTTCGCTTCCAACGGCCAAGCCGACGGATGCGCTGAAATTCAGGTCATCGCCTCGCTGTAAGGAGTAAAAAATGGCACTTTCTAAAGAACAGATTCTGACTGCTTTCGATTCCCGTCTCACACAGATCGACAGCGAAGTAATTCGTCCGCTTACTGAATACACATGGACCCGCGACCTGCCGCTGATTGACGACCTTTCGAAGACCGTCCGCGCCATCGCTTGGTCTAGCATCAAGGGCGTAGGTCAGGGCACCTCTTCTGCCGACGGCCGCTCTTGGCTCGGCGATCACGCAAACGACCTCAAGGGCGTAGACGTTGCAATGGACGCAAACGCCGTCCGCGTCTTCACCGCAGGACGTGAAGCCCATTGGTCCGAAATGGAGCTCGCAATGGCCGCCGAAGCGGGCGGCATCGCTCTTGACGCAGAACAGGTCGAAGCTATCAACGACTTGTTCCAGGGTGAAGCTCAGGCCGTGGGTTACCTCGGCGACTCCGCCAAGGGCATCGCAGGGCTTCTCAACGCCACCGACTCCGTCGAACGTGTGGACGGTGAAGGCGTTCTTGAAAACGGCACATGGGACGACGTAATCGCCGCCGTTGATAAGCAGATTCAGGCCGCAAAGCGCAACGCTGCCAACGCTCTGACTCCGAACCGCATCCTCGTCTCTCCTGAAACCTACAGCAAGCTCTTCTCGATGAAGGCTCCTGATGACCGTCACTTCTCCGTCATCGACTACATCGAAAAGGAATCCCTCGGCCGTAAGCAGAACGGTCAGATGCAGGTCCTCGAAGTCAAGGAACTCGCAGGAATCGGCAAGAGCAAGAAGGACCGCATGGTCTTCTACACGCCCGACCGCCGCTATGTCGCATACCACATCCGCAGCCTCTGGCGCGAAAAGACTTACGACCGCGGCCTCGACTTCTGCGCCGCCTACCTCTGGCGCCTGTCTGAAGTTCAGATTCGCAGACCTGAATCCATCCTGTACGTAGACAATCTGTAATGACTGAGGCGGCCTGATGAAAACAAGCGAATTTTTAGCGATCTTCCCTGAGTTTGAGGCTCACCCGGTAGAAAGGATTGAGTTCTTCCTTGCTCAGGCCGAGGCCGCCATTTCAGAAGGCCGCTTCGGAAGACAGACGGAGTACGGGCGGGCGCTCTTCTGCGCTCACCATCTCGTTTGTCTGAACAACGCGAACAAGGACGGCTCGTCTAAGACGGCTTCTGTCGCCTCGGGCGCAGTCGCTTCGAAGTCCGTCGGCGGGGCTTCGATAAGCTACGACACAGGAAGCGCGTCAGAATCTGACGCAGGGTATTGGAATGCAACGAGTTACGGACGCCTTCTTTGGGGGCTTATGCGCACCTACAGGCGGCTTCCTTTCGTTGCCTTGGGGCGTGCGGTATGTCCGTAACGTTCGAGCGAAAGACAAACCGCACCGTTGCGGACCTTGAAAGAGTCGCGAAGAAATTCGCGGGGCTCAACGTCAAGGTCGGCTTCCTGCGGCCTCAGAACCCGCGGCCGAAAGACCCGCCCGAGAAGCCCAAAGTGACGAATTCGCTTCTTGGCTACGTACACGAGAACGGCTCGCCCGCCAACGGCATCCCCGCGCGTCCTTTCCTGCGCCCCGCCATGATGTCCAATGAGAAGTACGTCTCGGAGAAGCTCAACAAGGCGCTCTCTGAGGACTTCTTAGAGGACCGCGGCGCGGTTCCGAAGGCGATGGAAGTGATCGGGACGCACATCCGAGATGCCGCGAAGCGCAACATCACGCAGCAGAACGGATTCGTGCCTCTTGCGCCTTCGACGCTGAAGCAGAGAGCGGCCGTCAAGAAAAAGCGCACCAAAGCCTTGATCGACACAGGCCAGTTGCGCAACGCAATCCACTACAAAGTAGATCATGATTGATGTCTCTGAACTCATAACGGACCCCGACTTCGCAGTCTCGGCCACCGTCAAACGCTCGCGTACCGTGGCCTTGGCCAACGGCCGAGAACGCGCAGAAGACGACTATTTCGATATTGCCGCGGTCATACAGCCCGCCACTTCTGACGAGATAGCGCTTATCTCCGACACGTCGGCAGGGCGTCTGACTGAAACCTTGGCGATATGGACCAATGTTCGCCTTTATGTCGGCGACGACCGGATGAGCGCGGACACGGTTTTCTACCGGGGGCGCACGTACACCGTGGTGAACGTGGACGACTATATGGCAGACGGCAACATCTGCCATGCTCTCATGACGAGGAAACATCACAATGACCGACTCAACGACTAAGGGCTTTTTGGAGAGCGTCGCCTCGGACATCCTCTCTGAGGATTTCGACGACCGATTCCAGGAGTGGCTCGCAGAAGCGCTCGGCATTGCGCCGCAGGACGTGCGGCCTGTCGTGCAAAGCGGAAAGCGCAAGCTCTCCGACTGCCGCGACACAGCCTTCTTCATGTTTGACGGCTACGAGCGGACAGGACGAAACGAGCCGCGCAAAAAAGCCGAGGGCGCGTCTGAAGTCTTCGGGACTGTCTCCTGCACCGTGGTGATTTACTCGCCGAAGGCAAGAGAGAAAGCCCTGCTGCTTCTTGATGCGGGCGACTTCTCGCAGAACACTTTGGCGCTCGAGAAGATGGGGCTTGGCTTCATCTCGGCCGAGCTCCGAGCGATCCTCACCGAAGAAGTCGGCGACGAGCTCAAACTTCGCGCAGACGTTGTTCTCAATTTCAATTACAGATACAGCAGAGACTGGGCTGTTCACCGTCTGGCCCATGCTGATGCAGACCTTATTTACAACCAATGAGGAATTCCTTAAATGTCTACTCTTAATCTAAACCGAGTGGTCAACGTGAGCATGGTCTTCAGCCCGATGGCAGCAGCCACCCGCGGCTTCGGCACGCTCCTGATCCTTGGCGATACGCAGGACGTACTTTCCGAAGGCGAAGCGTACCGCACATATAACAGCTCCGACGATGTCATCACCGACTTCGGAACCGATGCGCCCGAATCTTTGGCGGCTCAGGCTTATTTCGGCCAGTCTCCGAAGCCGAAGACCCTGCTTGTCGCAACGAAGGCAACGGACGCCACTTTGACCGACGCCGTGAGCTCCCTTCTTGCCGAGCACGGCCGCAGCTTCTACGGCTTGGTGATCGCGACCGCTGCCACCGTCACGGACGAGGACTACATCAAGATCGCACAGCTGATCGAAGCCTCTTCCGACTCTCACATCTTCGGCATCACGCTGACGGACAAGACGGGCATCGCTTCTGTCGTCTATGACGAAAACACGACCGACCTTGCCTCGAAGCTCAAGCGCGGCTCTTTCACCCGCACCATCGTTTTCTACGCCGACTACGACGCAAACGACGCGGCCTACGCTCTGAACAAGTACTTTGCAGTATCGGCTCTCGGCCGTATGTTCAGCGTCAACTTCTACGGAAGCAAGACGACTCTTACGCTGAAGTTCAAACAGAGCCCGAGCCTTCAGCCCTCGAATCTCACGACCTCCGAAGTCACGAACCTCGAAGCCCGCAACATCAACCTGTACGCGATGTACTCCAATGACACGTACATCATCGAGCAGGGCGTTATGGCAAGCGGTATGTGGGCCGACGAACGGCATGGTACGGACTGGCTTCAGGATGCCGTGCAGACCGAGGTTTACAACCTCTTCTATCAGAGCAAGACTAAGATTCCGCAGACGGACGACGGCGTGGCCTTGGTCGTGGCCAAGATCGCCAACGTATTCGACATCGGCGTGAACAACGGACTCATCGCCCCCGGTACTTGGAACAGCGACGGCTTCGGCGACTTGGAAGAAGGCGACTATCTCGAAAGCGGATACTACATCTACGCCGAAAGCGTCAACGATCAGACGCAGAGCGAACGCGAGGCACGTCACGCTCCTGCGATCCAGTGCGCAATTAAGCTCGCGGGCGCAATTCACGACTGCGACATTACCGTCAACGTGAACCGCTAGGAGACTATAGAAAATGGCAAAAAAAGCATATTGTCTTAATAACTGCTCCGTGTCCTACGCGGCCTACGGTTCCGTGTCCTTTGACCTCAAGAACGGCATCGCCGAGAACGGCGTGACGGTTGAAATGGCCGAGGACTTCGGCGAAAGAATGGTCGGCGGCGACGGCTCTTCGGCCTGGAGCGAATATATGTCTTCGAACGGTACGATCTCGCTTGAGATCATGCCCTACTCGGACAGCTACGCGTTCTTTACAAGTTTGCAGAACACGCAGCGGGCCACGGGCTCGAAGGGCATGGACACCGTCACGATCCTCGACCGCAATTTCAACCGCACGATCATCGGCTCGGACGTTGCAATCCGCTCCATCAGCGGAGAGCAGATTTCCAAGAGCGGGAACAATGTCGTTACGATTCTTTTGGACTGCGGCTCGATCACACGTCAGGGAGCGTAAATAGATGACTGTCACCAAAGACATTACTGTCAACGGCGTAAAACTGCGCCTCAAGAAGCTCGGGGCTTTTAAGCAGCAGGAAGTCTTCGACAAGTACCTCTTCCCCGTGATCGGGTGCATCGGAGACTCGTATAAAGCAGGGCTCGACAATGCCGAGATTCTCGCCAAGCTCCCGAGCCTCGTGCAGGAAAAGCTCCCGCCCGCCGAGCGGAAGGCGCTCATTTTTGACGTGCTGCTCTCGCCCGACTGCGTCAAGCTCGTGGCCGAAGGGATTGAGCTCGACCTTATCACCAACGTGAACGGGGTGCGGTCTTTCAACTCTCAGGCCTTAGATGATATTGCCTTCGTGTGGCAGATTGCGATCGAGTCTTTCAAGTTTAATTACTCGAATCTTTTTACGTCCGCTCAAACTTTTCTTGCTCAAATGTTCAGGTCGATCCGAGACTGAAGAGCGTGAAGTTTGAGCCTATTCCTTACAACAACCTGATGCGGCCCGTCCTTCGGGGATACCTGAAGTACGAGTCGCTTTTTGACGGTTCCGTTGATCTCGGCGATGTTGAATTACTCAATATCGCCATAACGCTTCAGGATGAAAACGAGCGCAGGGTTCAGCTTGCACTCGCGCCTATTGGAGAATCTTATGGCCAGTAACTCTTTAGACGAGTTCTTTATAAAGATAGGGGCTATCGTCGACAAGAAGGGCTTTTCTGAAGCGAACCGGAGTATCGACGGGACCGCGCAGAAGATTGCGTCCTTCGTGAAGTTTGCGGGGGCAACCCTTGCGGCGGGCGCATTCTCCTCCGCCATTCAGAGCGTCGCCGACCGCTTTAATGAGCTCGGCGACATTGCGGACCGCGTCGGCAACGTCACGGCCAGAGAACTCGACAAGCTCGAATATGTGGCTGAGCTCACGGGAAGCGACGCAAGCACCGCCCAGGCATCCTTTGAGTCTTTGTCGCGCACAATCGGGGAAGCGGCAAGCGGCATCGGCCGAGGTGTGAAAGTCTTCGAAGACTTCGGGATAAAAGTCCGCAATACGGACGGCTCGGTCAAGAACTTCTCGCAGGTGCTTGACGACGTGAGAGGCCGCATCGGCAATCTGTCGCGGGCAGAACAGACGGCTTATTTACAGCGCATGGGCTTGGACAAGTCCTTGGTCGGCATGATGACCTCGGACACATCGGCCATCGTGCGCGAATACGAAGCAAGGACTAAGGCGCTCGGAGTGAACGCCGACGAAGCCGCCCGCATCGGCGCAGGAATGAACGACGCTATCAAGGGGATGCGCCGCTCGTTCTCCGATGTCGTCACGGCCTTCGCGGTCCGTGTCATGCCGCAGATTACGATTGCGATCCAAGGCGTGACAAGATGGATCAACGAGAACGCGAACCTCATCCGCTCGTTTATTGAGCCGCTCGCTAAAGGCTTTAAGGTCGCGGGAGCCTTGATTACAGGCTTTATGGTGTCGGTCGGCAAGATTGCAAAGGCGCTCGGCCGTCTTCCGCTTGTCGTGGGCGGCGTGGCGGTCGCATGGAAAGCATTTAATACGATTGTGTCCATGTCGCCGCTCGGCCGCGTCATCGCGCTGATTTCCGCGGTGTCGGCAGCCATCGGCTTGCTCATCGACGACTTCGAAGGATTCAAAGCCGGCAAGAACAGCTTCTTCGACTGGTCCGAGTTCATTGTGATGATGGATAAGGTTGAGAAGGCCATGGCGGGCGTCGTGGAGTTCGCCAAGTCCAACTTTAAGGTCATCGGCGACCAAGTGGCCGTCGTGGTCAATTTTATCCGCGGCTTATTCACGGGTGACTGGAGCGGATTTACTGCCGCTCTTGAAAACCTCAAG